GGTGCGAGAGGCCGTCACGATCTACAACCAAGAGCGGCCGCACCTCTCTTTAAAATACAAAACGCCCGATGCGGTGCATCGGGCGTTAGGGTGAAACAGGTGTAAACCTATTTCAGGACTAGACATGCGATTTATTTGTGATGCTTGAAGTAGTACGTCAACGCATCGTAAACCGGCTCATTGAATTCAACTTGAATTAGGTCGTCGCCGCGCCGTTTCAGGCGGTAGAAGTTCAAACCGCCCTGGAACCTGATTTTTGTATCCCTTGGCTCGCCCTTCAACGAGTCAAGTAGTTCGCCCACTGTCATGCTGCTTCCGTCGTCCTTCATGGTGCTCTCCGAATAGTTGGGCCGCTATTTTGCCACGACTATAAAAGTAGCGTTTTGCACGGTTGCCGTGACTGTCACGGTCGTTTTTCATCCTTTCTGAGCCTCGGAGTTTTCCGGGGCTTTTTCGTCTTCGGCCCCATGCCTGGCTCTTTGCTCTACGCGGATGACAGTGACATGGAGGTCGAACCTATTTGAGGAATACAGATGAACACGGAGCAACAAGCTCTCGCGGATGTGCCCCTATGGCTGTTGATATTGCTGAGCATGGCGGGCCTATCTGGGGAGATGCTCAGGGCATCAGGCAGCGACCTTGGTCTTCGGCAGATCCTGCAGCGTGTAGCTCTGCGATTTCTCGCATCCGGTCTGTTGGGTATGGCCACTTTGCTGCTCGCAATGGCGCTTTGGAGCAACCTGTATCTGGCAGCCGGGCTAGGCATCGTTATCGCGGTTATAGGTGCCGATGTCGCGGGTGGGCTGTATACGCAGTTCCTGGCGAAGAAGGCGGGAGTTAGCGACCCATCGACAGGGCGTAGTACGAGCGATCAGTAAAACGCTGACTCAAAGGAGGAGGCATGTTCAAGCTCGATCTTTCGTTGGATGCGGCGCCGATCACGGCGGGTATGCAGGAGCTGGAAAAGCAGCATTTGACGTTTGTGCTGAGGTTGACCGCGACCCGGCTGGCCCAGCGGGTCAAGAAGGGCACCATCACTGTGATGGGCAAGCGCCTCGATCGGCCGACACCGACCACGCTCAATAGCCTGTTTGTGCAGCTGGCCGGCAGGGGTAAGCCCGCCAAGGTCTGGTTTAAGGATTCATGGACGTCCGGCGTACCGGCCGACACCTACCTGCAGCAGACCGTTGTCGGTGGTCTGCGGCCACACAAGCGCTTTGAGAAATCATTGATCGCGCGCGGCCTGATGAAGTCGAGCCAATACGCGCTGCCCAATCAGTCGCTGCTGAACCAATACGGCAACGTCTCGCGCGGCACCATGCTCAAGATCCTGTCGGGCCTGGGTGCGGCTGAGCAACGCGGCGGCTATCAGGCCAACGCCTCGAACAGCAAGCGCAGTAAGCGCAAGGGCAACGCGCACCGCTTCTTCAGTGGTGCGGTCGATGGGGCGCAAGGGATATGGGAGCGCAAGGCCATGGCCCATGGCGATGCGGTTCGACCGGTGTTTGTCTTCAGTGACAGCGCCCCGGGTTATCGCTCCATTTTCCCGTTCTTCAAGATCGCGCAGAACATCGTCAAGGCCAACTACGCGGGCGAGTTCGCTGATGCCTTCGCGCACGCCCTAGCCACTGCGAAGCCCTGACCGCCTGGAGGTCGCCCAATGTCGAAATCATCGAAAAAAGGCCGCTTTTCGTGCGGTTTTCGCTTGACGGCTGGGTTTTGGCTGAAAAGTCACGGGTCCCTCTGGACCCCACCCCATAGGGGGTAATACGGGCCCCGCCTCTTCGCTATGTATGACCCATTTCCAGAGGTTGGTTGTTGTGTAGTTATGGCTAATTCATCGATCACTCGTAAGCCTGAATGGCTGAACAAATCTCGTATGGCTGAAAGCTTGGGTATCACGACGCAAGCCTTCGATAAATGGGGAGTTGAGGCAGTTGCCAAAATTGGTCGCGAGTCCTTTTACGACGTCCGTTCGGTCCTGGATAACCGCCTTCAACGCCAAGCAGGGAAACAGCAACCTGGCGCCGAAGAGGTCGATCCGCTCATTGGTTACAAGATCGATTGCGAGCGTCTGCGCCTGACCAAAGAGCAGGCCGACGCCCAGGCGCGCAAAAACAAGGTCGGGGATAAGGAGCTGGTGCCGGTCGGATTCATGGTTTTTGCATTGGCCAGCCTGTCCGCACAACTGGCCTCAACCCTCAACACGGTTCACAAAAACGTGAAGCGAAAACACCCCGATATCGACGTGCGCCACTTGGAGGCCGTCGAAACGGAAATCGCCGTTACGCGTAACGCGGCTGCCGGGTTGGCTGATCGCATACCGGAGCTTTTGGATGAGTACCTCGCCACCCTGGATCAAGAGTCTGGTTGAGGCGGTCCGGCGCGGGTTGAAGAACCTTGAAGTCGATCCGCCCATGACCGCTGTGGAGTGGGCCGACGAATATTTCTACATGTCGTCTGAATCGTCCTACGGCGAAGGCAAATGGACGACTGAGTTTTTCCAAGTGGCGTTGCTGAACGCCATGGGCAACGACCTAATCCATGAACTGAACCTGCCTAAATCGGCGCGCATCGGTTACACCAAGATGCTGATGGCGAACATCGCCTACAAGCTCAAGCACAAAAAACGCAGCATTTGCATGTGGAGCCCGACGGACGACGACGCCAAGGGCATCATGAAAAAACACGTCGATCCGATGATTCGCGACGTGCCGGAAATCAAGGCCATGGCGCCCTGGTTCGGGAAGAAGCACAAGGACAATACCGAGGATCAAAAGACCTTCGAAAACCGCAAGGTGTTGTGGTGGTTGGGCGGCAAGGCCGCTGGCAACTACCGGGAAAAGAGTCCGGACGAGGTCGGTTATGACGAGTTGTCGAGCTTTGACGCCGATATCAACAACGAGGGCTCGCCGACCTTCCTGGGCGATAAGCGCCTGGAGGGCGCGACCTTTCCCAAGTCGATTCGCGGTTCGACCCCAAAGCTAGCGGGTAGCTGTCAAATCACCCGGGCGGCCGAGGAGTCGGCCTATCTGTTGCGCTTCCATATCCGCTGTCCGCACTGCCATACCGAACAAACCCTGAAGTGGGGCGGGCCGGATGAGCCGTTTGGGCTCAAGTGGTCTAAGGATGCGCTTGGCGAAGTCGATAAGGCCTGGTATCTGTGCGAGTCCGGCAACGGTTGCACTTTCGAACATCACGAAATGATCGAGGCGGGCCCCTCGGGCCGCTACATCTGCGAGAAAACCGGTGTTTGGACGCGCGACAGCATAGAGTGGTTCGGGGCGGATGATCAGCCGATTCGGACGCCGCGCCGTCTGACTTTCCATATCTGGACGATCTATTCCACCTTCACCACCTGGGTGAAGATTGCCGACGAGCGCGTCAAGGCCGGTAAGGATCTGGGCAAGCTGAAAACCTTCGTCAACACGACGCTGGGCGAGCCTTGGGAAGAAGACCTGACCGAGAAAGTCAACTGGGAGCAATTGCGCGATCGCCGCGAGGTGTACGCCGCCCAGGTGCCGGTGCGTTGCGTCGTCCTGATGGGCGGGATCGACACACAAGACGACCGTTACGAGCTGCGCGTGTGGGGCTTTGGCGCTAATGAAGAGGCCTGGCTGATCTATCGTCGAGTACTGACGGGTGATCCCGACAGCGCCGAGTTGTTGCGCCAAGTCGGTTTGGAGTTGCACCGGCAGTTCACCCGCGTCGACGGCACCAAAATGGGCGTGATGCGTTGGTGCTGGGACTCCGGCGGCCACCATTCGGAGACGGTCAGGGCTCAGAGCAAAAGGCATGGTTTGCATTGGGTGATCCCGATTTTCGGGGCCAGCACCTACGGCAAGCCGATTGCCAGCTTCCCACGCAAAAAAGAAAAGAAGTCCAAGACCTACCTAACCGAAGTCGGTACCGACAACGCCAAGGAAGTCATTTACAACCGCCTCAAGATCCAGCCGGACGGCAATCTGCCGGTGCCGGGTCTGATTCACTTCCCGGCCGACAACGCCATTTGTGATGACGACGAGCTGAAACAGCTCACCAGCGAAACCAAAAAGTGGGTGCTGGCCAAGGGTCGGCGGGTGCTGCGTTGGGATGCCAGCAAGCGGCGTAACGAAGCGCTCGATTGCTTTGTATACGCCTTGGCGGCCCTGCGTATCAGTCAGGAGAAATTCGGTCTGGATCTGGACCTACTCGCGCAGCAACTGCCGAGCGGTGTTTGGCATGTGCCGATCGCTGAAGAGCAGCCGACACCTGTCGCCGAGTCGACACCCGTTGAACCTGAGCCGTTACCCGTAACGGAAGAACCTTCACCCCCACCACCGCCATCGTCGCCCGACGAGGCCGGCGCGTGGATCAATACAGGACAAGGCGCATGGCTGTAGCCCCTACCGCTCAAGACATGGTGGATCGCTACCTGGCGGCCGAGTTGGCCGTTCTGGATGGCAAGGAAACGATGTTTCAGGGCCGAAAAATGGTGATGTCGGATCTGGCTGATATTCAGAAAGGCCGGCTGTTTTGGGAGCGCCGAGTGGCGGCCCAGCAAGCGGCGGCAGTGGGGCGCCCGGGTCATTCCCTGGCGGTGTTCCAGTGAACTTGCTGGATAGGGCGCTGGAGCCACTGTTTCCGCACATGGTCGCCGAGCGCCTGAAAGCGCGGCATGTGATCCGGGCGTTCGAAGCGGCCGAGCCCACCCGCACGCACAAGGCCAAGCGCGAAACGCGCAGCGCGAACAAGGCGCTGCAAAACACTGCCAAGTCCATGCGCGACCAATGTCGCGCCCTGGACGCAAACCACGACATTGTCACCGGCCTGTTTGATCGCCTGGAAGAGCGGGTGGTGGGTGGCCCTGGTATTGCGGTCGAGCCGATCCCGCTGGATTACGCCGGCGCGGTGCATCTGGATTTTGCCGCCGCGATCAAGGCGCAGTGGTCGGAGTGGTCACTGGCGCCGGAAGCGTCCGGCGAGCTGTCACGGCCGCAAATGGAACGCCTGGTGTGCCGCACCTGGCTGCGTGATGGTGAGGCGCTGGCCCAGGAACTGCTGGGGAATGTCGCCGGCTATCAGCATTTGCACGCGGTGCCGTATTCGTTGGAGCTGCTGGAGCCGGATTACTTGCCCTGGGAGAAACACGACGAAGCCCAGGGCATTGTCCAGGGCATCGAGCGCAATGCCTGGCGGCGGGTTCGTGCGTATCACCTACTGAAGCGGCACCCCGGCGACTCGCTGGGGAACGGTTTAACGCTGGATACCAAGCGCGTACCGGTCGAACAGATGATCCACGTCGCCTATCGCAAGCGTATTGGGCAAAACCGTGGGCAGCCGCTGCTGCACGCGGTGATCACCCGTCTGGCGGATATCAAGGATTACGAGGAAAGCGAACGGGTCGCTGCACGCATCAGTGCGGCGTTGGCCATGTACATCAAGAAGGGATCGCCGGACGACTACGTGGCACCCACGGCGGGCGCGGCGGCGCGCACGTTCCAGATGGCCCCGGGGATGGTGATCGACACCCTGCAACCGGGTGAAGAGGTCGGCATGATCAAAAGCGATCGGCCTAACCCTTTCCTTGAGGGCTTTCGCAACGGGCAGTTGAAGGCGGTCGCCTCGGGCACGCGGGTGGGCTACTCCAGCCTATCGCGCAGCTATGACGGCAGCTATTCATCACAGCGCCAGGAGTTGGTCGAGGCGCAGCTGGGCTATGACCAGTTGCAGCACGACTTTATCGACTACTGGTGCCGGCGGGTTTATCGCGACTGGCTGCGCATGGCCATCCTCAGTGGCGTGATCAAGGTTCCGGGTGATGTCGATCCGCGCACCGTGTACGGCGCGATTTATCAGGGGCCGGTGATGCCTTGGATCAACCCGGTGCATGAAGCCAATGCCTGGGAAATCTTGACGAAAGCGGGCTTTGCCGATGAGGCCGAAGTGGCTCGGGCGCGGCAGCGCAACCCGCAAGAGCTGAAGCGTTCGCGGGAAGCGGAGATTAAAACCAACCGGGAGAAAGGGCTGGTTTACAGCTCCGACGCCTATCACCAGTTCTATGGGAAAAATCAGACCAATGAACAAACGGACAAAAACGCCGCTGATGCGGCCAAGGGCGTCGGTCGCGACGACGACTGACCCCGGCGAAAGCTGGTATTCGATGCGGGCACTGTCGGCGAGCATCGCTGAGCTGCGTATCGAGGGCGAGATTGGCGCGTGGGGTATTACCGCCAAACAGTTCGCCAAAGACCTGAAAGCCCTCGGTGACGTGTCACAAATCAATCTGTACGTGAATTCCCCAGGCGGCGAAGTGTTCGACGGGATCGCCATTTACAACATGCTCAAACATCACCCGGCCCGCATTGACGGCACGGTGGGGGCGCTCGCCGCGTCCATGGGCAGCGTGATCCTGATGTCTGCCAACACGATCAGCATCCCCGAAAACGCCGCAATCATGATCCACAAGCCCTGGGGAATTCAGGGTGGTGATGCCGAGGACATGCGGCGTTACGCCGAATTACTCGATCAGGTCGAGGTTTCGCTGGTCCAGGCGTATGTCGCCAAGACCGGCCGAACCGCCGAGGAAATCCACGTATTGCTTGACGCTGAAACTTGGATGTTCGGCAGCGAGGCGGTCGAGGCCGGTTTCGCAGACAAAATCCTTGAGCCGCTAAAGGCCTTTGCTCACATCAAATCGCAACGCATGCAGGAGTTCACCAACATGCCAGAAGCTTTCAAACAACTGCTGAGCCCGCGCGGCTCGATCCCGAATCCTGCGCCGGCTCCAGCGCCTGCACCGGCTCCAGCTCCAGCGCCTGCACCGGCGCCTGCCAACCTGACGGCCGATCAGATGCGCGCCCAGGTGCTGGCGGCCGACAACACGCGCCGCACGGCGATCACTGCGGCCTTCAGCGCGCCGTTTGCGGCGGCTCATGCGGCGCTGATGACCGAATGCCTCAACGACGTGGATTGCACGATCGAGACGGCGAACGCCAAGCTGCTGGCAGCCCTGGGCACCGGCACCACCCCGACCGGCTCGCAAATCATCCACGGCCATATTTCCAACGGCAATCTGGTCGGCGACTCGGTGCGCGCGTCGCTGGCCAGCCGTGTCGGCCAGGCCGAAGCCCAGCCGGACAACGCCTATAACTACATGAGCTTGCGAGAGCTGGCCCGGGCGTCCTTGCATGATCGCGGCGTTCTGGTGGCGAGCATGGCGCCGATGCAGATGGTTGGCATGGCGTTTACTCACGACACCAGCGACTTTGGCAATATTCTGGTCGACATTGCCGCGCGCTCGGTGCTGCAAGGCTGGGAAGAGGCGGCGGAAACTTTCCACCTGTGGACCAAGACCGGCCGTTTGAGCGACTTCAAAACCGCCAAGCGTGTCGGCATGGGCGAGTTTCCGAGCCTGCGTGAAGTGCGCCCAGGTGCGGAATACAAATACATCACCACCGGCGACCGTGGCGAAACCATCCGCCTGGCCACCTACGGCGAATTGTTCTCGATCACCCGCCAGGCGATCCTCAACGATGACCTTGATCAGTTGACCACCATCCCACGACGCATGGGCGAAGCGGCGCGCGGCACCATCGGCGATCTGGTCTATGACACCTTGATCAACAACCCGAAGTTGAGCGACGCCAAGGCGCTGTTTGACGCCACGCGTAAGAACCTGTTCACCGGTGCCGGGTCGGCCCTGTCGATCGATGCGCTGAGCAAGGCCAAGACCGCCATGGCGCTGCAAAAGAACCAAGTCGAAGGCGGCAAGGGGCGCACCCTGAACATTCGCCCAGGCTTTGTACTGGTGCCGGTTGCCCTGGAAGACAAGGCCAAGCAATTGATCCGCTCGGCCTCGGTGCCAGGTGCCGACAGCAATGCCGGCATCGACAACCCGATTCGCAACTTTGCCGAAGTGATCGCCGAGCCGCGCCTGGATGATGCCTCGGCAACCGCCTGGTATCTGGCCGCCAAGAAGGGCAGCGACACGATCGAGGTCGCTTATCTGGACGGCGTCGAGCTGCCGTATCTGGAGCAGCAACAAGGCTTCACCAATGACGGCGTTATCTCCAAGGTGCGGATCGATGCAGGTGTGGCGCCGCTGGACTCGCGCGGCCTGAACAAATCCGCCGGCGCCTAATCCCGTCGGTTTTCCCTCAAGCCCCGCCTCTGTGCGGGGTTTGTATTTTCTGCGTTTAGGAGACGTTGGCCATGGCCAAGAATTATTCGAGTGATGGCAGTACCGTGAATTTCGTGGCGCCTACCGGCGGTGCGGTTGCGGGTCAGCCCTGTGTTCTGGATCAGCTGGTGGTGATGCCGATTGGCAGCGGCCCTAAAGGCACGCCGCTGGTGGGTGTCACCAATGGCGCCTGGAAAATTCCGACGACCCCGGGCCTTAAGCAAGGCGCCAAGGTCAGTGTGTTGGCCGGTGCGCTGGTCGCTGCTGATACCCCGGACTCGGTTCCGTTCGGCAAATTGCTGTCTGACGAATCGGGTGGAATCGCCGAAGCGCTGTTGGTTCAGTAATGGAGCCCGGGCGCTTTCGGTCAGTGGCCGAACGTATGGACGCCTTGCTGGTGAGTCGCCTGGGTGATCCGGCGACGCTGGCCGATGGTCGGCAAGTTTTCGGTGCCTTTCTCTCTCCCTTTGTCGGTGCCGAAATCGGCAGCGGCCAAGGGCGAGGCCAGCGGCTTGGTGGTGTGATCAATACCGATGAAGTGTTAGAGCCGACCCTGACTGTGCGGGTCGTGGACGTGGTCGGTGTTGGCAAAGGCGCCTTTCTCTCCATCGACCTGCCTGTCGAGCTGGGCGGCGGCCGTTACGTGGTTAGTCGCTTAAGGCCTGATGGTGCGGGCATGGTGGATCTGGTGCTGGGGACTAACGACGATGAGCGAACTGACGACATTACATGACGCGATCACCCGCACCTTGCGTGCGGCGATGCCCCTGGTGGTGGAGGTCGCGGAATTTCCCGAGCTTGGGAAGAAGGTCAAAACGCCGGCGCTGCTGTACGGGTTAACGGACATGGCGCTGGGCACCGATCGGGGCGAAGGTAAAACGGCGTTAATCGGCCGCTTTCAGTCCTGCATTTTGATTGATGCGGACCGAAAAAAAGCGTCATTGCAGGCGGCCATTCTGGCGGCTCAAATGGCGGTCGCCTTGAAAGATCAGTTTTGGGATCTGGATTTTGTCACCGGCCCGCCGGAGCAAATCCATGCGCAGCCGGAGGCCCCGACCCAAGAGTTTGAACAGTTCGTGATGTGGTCGGTGCAGTGGGTGCAGCGCTTTGAAGTGGGCGATCTATCTTGGCCTTGGGCGGACGAGCCGCCGGGCTCGCTGGTGTTCGACATCGAGCCGGGCGATGGCCCGGTAAGTCCGGAGGATCTATGAGTCACGCCCTGGCCGAACATGATCGGATGATTGCCGCCATGCTGATGCCGTGCGCGGTGGTCGGTGTGGATCTGCCAGCGGCGACGGTGCGCGTCTCCAATG